AGAAGAAAAAGAGGTTGTCAGAGTTGACAGCCACTTGGATTCTATTTATAGATTGGAGTTTGAAAATGGACAAGAAATTGAATGTACCGGAAATCACAGATTCTACACAAATCGAGGATACATCTCAATCGAACAAATTCTGTCTGCTATGCGGTGCTCCGTTAAAGAGGGGCAAACAGTATTGTTCTCCGACTTGCAGAAACAAAGCGAGAGCTGGGAGAGCGACTATGACAACGTGCCAGAATTGCGGAAAAGAAATTCCGTTGGGAAGGAAGAATCGTCCGACGAAATTTTGTTCTATAGATTGCAAGAACGAGTTTCGAGCGAAACAGGCGACGAGCCGTTATGTTGGATGGGCGAAATTGAGGGACAGTTTGAAGAAAGAACGTCATCAATGTCAACGATGTGGAACAACAGAACATCTTCATGTACATCATATAGACCACAACACAAGAAACAATCAATTAGACAATCTGATTGTACTGTGCCAATCGTGCCATTTAAGTTATCACAGATTACACGAGCACCATCAACTGACGTTCGACGAGTTTATGACATCGAAGTAGAAGGAAATCACAACTTCTTTGCAAATGGAATGTTGGTACACAACTGTAATACAATGCTTTCCAGGCTTGAAGAAGGCGGGAAAATCATCATCATCATGACCAGGTGGGCAACTGGTGATTTGGCTGGAAGGACTTTAGAACATTATAAGGAACAAGGTGCAAAAGTAAGGCATATAAGCATGAAAGCTTTACAAAAAGATGGAACAATGCTTTGTCCTGAAATACTTTCAAGAAAATCTTATGAAGCAAAGTGTAAAGCTATGGGTATTGAAATTGCATCAGCCAATTATCAGCAAGAACCCATTGATATTAAAGGTAAGTTATATACCAGCTTTAAGACATATACAAAATTGCCAATGGATGAAAAAGGTAATCTTTTATTTACATGTATTAGAAATTACACTGATACTGCTGACCAGGGTGATGATTACCTTTGCAGTATTAATTATGGTGTTTATAATGGTGAAGCTTATGTTCTTAATGTGTTATATACAAAACAACCAATGGAAGTTACAGAACCAGCAGTTGCAAAGATGTTATATGAAGATAAAGTAAACATTGCAGATATTGAATCCAATAATGGCGGTAGAGGGTTTGCAAGGCAGGTTGAAAGAATACTACATGAAAAATATAGGACTAATAGAGTTCAAATTAATTGGTTCCATCAATCAAAGAATAAAAAGGCAAGAATACTTTCAAATTCAACTTGGGTTATGAATCATGTTTACTTTCCAGTGAATTGGAAAGATAGATTTCCTGAATATTATGAAGCTATGACCAAATATCAGAAAGAAGGCAAAAATCTTCATGATGACGCACCTGATGCAACAACAGGAATTGCGGAAAAAATTGGTCAAGGTTCAACATTTAGCTTTGACTAAAAAGGTGGTGAATTACATTGTTTGGTTTTTTAAATTTTGGAAGTGAAACAAGAAGAATTAATAAGATTATTGCTGAAGGTGCAAAGACCAGGATGACGGATAAACAATTCCTGGAACGTGAAATTGCAAAGTTTAAGAATTCACCAAAACGGAAGCTGATGATTGAAGGTGAAAGATATTATCAAGGTGACCATGATATTTTAAACAGAAAAAGAACAGTAATTGGTGAAAATGGGCAGCTTCAGGAAGTTGAAAACTTACCAAACAATAAAATTGTTGATAATCAGTATGCAAAAATGGTTGACCAAAAGGTTAATTATTTGCTTGGGCAGCCATTAACTTTTGATACTGATAATAAAAAGTATGAAGAAGAATTAAAAAAAATCTTTAATAAGCGGTTCCAAAGAACCCTGAAGAACATTGGTCAAGATGCTTTGAATGGTGGTATTGCTTGGTTACATCCTTATTACAATGAAAATGGTGAATTGGCTTTTAAGAAGTTTGAACCTTATGAAATACTTCCATTTTGGAAAGATGCTGAACATACTATATTGGATTTTGCTGTAAGGATTTATGAAGTTGAAGCTTATGAAGGCACAAAAGAAGTAATCATTGAAAAGGTTGAAGTTTATTCAACCAAAGGAATTGACAGATATGTGCTTCAAAATGGTAGTTTAATTCCTGATGTTGAAAATCCATCAAGTAATTATATTGTTGTTATTGATGAAGACGGAAAAGAAGTCAGCTACAATTGGGAAAAGATACCCTTAATTCCTTTTAAGTATAACAACAAGGAAATTCCACTGATAAGAAAAGTCAAAACCTTACAAGATGGAATTAACACCATACTTTCTGATTTTGAAAACAATATGCAAGAAGATGCAAGGAATACAATCTTGGTGCTTAAAAACTATGATGGAACGAACCTTGGTGAATTCAGAAGGAACCTTGCACAATATGGTGCTGTTAAAGTAAGAACTGTTGACGGTGCAGATGGTGGTATTGATACTCTTGAAGTTACTGTTAATGCCGAAAATTACAGGACTATATTGAAAATATTCAAAGATGCACTTATTGAAAATGGGCGGGGCTTTGATGCTAAAAATGACAGGATGAATGGTAATCCAAATCAGATGAACATTCAGTCCATGTACAGTGACATTGATTTGGATGCAAATGGAATGGAAACAGAATTTCAAGCAAGCTTTGAAGAACTTCTTTGGTTTGTTAATCTTCATCTTACTAATACCGGAAAAGGTGATTTTGAAGATGAAGAAGTTACAGTTATTTTCAACAGGGATATGATGATGAATGAAAGTGAAGTAATTGAAAACTGTCAAAAATCAATGGGCATCTTGTCACATGAAACTATCATTGGTCAGCATCCATGGATTTCTGATGTAAGTAATGAATTAGAAAGGATTAAGGAAGAAAAGAAATCAGCTATGGATGAATATGCTGAATCTTTTAATCCGGTAAAGCAGCCATATAATGAAGATGGTGAAGATAATGAAGAATAGTGCTTACTGGAAAAGAAGAATGGAAATGCTTGCATCAGCCCAACTTGAAAAAGGTCAAAGGTTTTATGCTGACCTTGAAAGGCAATATAAGATTGCTTTAGCTAATATTGAAAAAGAAATCAATAATTGGTATCAAAGATTTGCAGAGAATAACCAAATTACTATGGCTGAAGCAAAGAAACTTCTTAAAACTGGTGAACTTGCCGAATTCAAATGGAATGTTCAGGAATACATTAAATATGGTGAAGAAAATGCACTTAATCAACAGTGGATGAAAGAACTTGAAAATGCTTCAGCAAGGGTTCATATTTCCAGGTTAGAAGCATTAAAAATTCAATTGCAGCAACAGGTTGAAGTGTTGTATGGGAACCAATCAGATGGACTTGATAAATTGCTTCGTGATATTTATTCTGAAGGTTATTACCATACAGCTTTTGAAATTCAAAGGGGTTTCAATATTGGTTGGGATTTACATAGCCTTAACAGCAACCAACTGGATAAGATACTTTCAAGACCATGGTCGATGGACGGAAGGACGTTCAGTGATAGAATATGGGTGAATAAACAACAGCTTATTGGTTCACTTCAAACACAACTGACTCAGGCGGTTATAAGAGGTGAATCACCCGATATTTTAATTAAGAACCTTTCAAAAGAATTGAATGTTGACAAAAATAAAGCTGGAAGATTAATCATGACTGAATCGGCTGCTTTTGCTTCAGCAGCACAAAAGGATTGTTTTAATGATTTAGGTGTTGAAAAATATGAAATTGTAGCAACCCTGGATAATAGAACAAGTCAAATATGCCAAGACCTTGATGGTGAAGTATTTGACATGAAAGATTACCAGGTTGGTGTTACAGCACCGCCTTTTCATGTGTATTGTCGCACTGTAACTTGTCCATATTTTGAAGATAATTATGGGGAAAGAGCAGCAAGGGATGCTGAAGGAAAAGTTTATTATGTTCCATCCAATATGAAATACAAGGAATGGAAAAAGGCTTTTGTTGATGGTGGTTCAAAGAAAGGTTTAAGTAAAATTTAAGCACCTGCATTTGCAAGTGCTTTTTTTCATGTTCATTTAAAAGGGGGTGATATAAACATGAGGTATAGAAAGAAACCTGTTGTAATTAAAGCAATTCAATTTATTGATACACCTGAAAGGTTGGAAGAATTAAGTAATTTTATAGATAACCAGCCATTGAGAGTGGATTATAAAAATCCAAATAAACCAGTATTAAAACTTCAAACTCTTGAAGGTGAACACATTGCAAGTGTGGGTGATTATATTATAAAAGGTGTTAAAGGGGAATTTTATCCCTGTAAGCCTGACATTTTTGAAATGACTTATGAACCAGTTACTTGTTAGGAGTGATGTTATGAAAAAGAAGTAACACTTTGAAGATTAAGAAATCAAGATATAACGGAACTTTTATTGTTTATAACCCAAGTAATTTTAAAAAGCATACTCACATTCAAAAGCTTGAAATTGCTTATGTAGTTAAAAGAAATGTTGAAAGAAACCTTCTTCCAAAAACAAATAGTATTTGGCTATTAGAAAGTCATATCAGGGTTTCTGATGATGAAGATTATATTGAAATGGTGCAATCAAAAATTAATTCTTTAAAATAAACTTCGTCTGTTTGGTATTTAAGACGTTAAACCAAAAGACCACAGAACTGGACTGAACCAGGTTAAAAATGAGTGTGAAAGGATGGTTAATTTATGAAAAAAGAAGATTTAATTAAGTTAGGACTTGATGAAGAAATGGCACAGAAGGTTGCTGATGCCTTTGCTGAATATCTTAAAGGTTTTATTCCCAAATCAAGGTTTGATGAAGTTAATGAAGCAAAGAAAAAGCTTGAACAGGACATTAAAACCAGGGATGAACAACTTGAAGCATTAAAGAAAATTGATGCTGAAGGACTGCAAGCTGAAATTGAAAAGCTTCAAAAGGAAAACAAAGCAACTAAAGAAAAATATGAAGCTGAATTGAAGCAAATAAGGCTTAATAATGCAGTTGAAAAGAAATTGATTGCTTCAGGGGCAAAGAACATCAAAGCAACCAAAGCATTACTTGACCTTGAAAGTGTTGAAATTGATGAAGATGGTAATGTGAAAGGATTGGATGAACAGATTAAGCAGTTGCAGGAAAATGAAGATTCCAAGTTCCTTTTTAACATTCAATCTTCAAATAAGCAACAGTTCAAGGGGTTTAATCCTGGTGAAAGAAAAGATACTTTACCGGGGGGAAGCCAACCGTCTTCATTGTTTGAAGCGGTAAAAATGCGTTTTAGTGAAGAATAAAAAATCAAATTATTGAAAGGTGGTAATTTATTATGGCTGTTACTTTAGCACAAGCAAAATTAAATGTTCAAGATGACCTTCAAATGGGGGTTATTGATGAATTTGCGAAGTCAAGTTTCTTATTCAACAACTTGACATTTGATGATTGTGTATCTCCTACTGGTGGGGGTGCAACTCTTACTTATGGTTACACAAGACTTATTACACAACCAACTGCTGCTTTTAGGGCAGTGAACAATGAATATGAACCACAGGAAGTTACTAGACAAAGATTCATTACTGATTTGAAAGTATTTGGTGGAAGTTTCAGTATTGATAGGGTTATTGCAAATATGGGTGGTATTGTTGATGAAGTAACACTTCAAATGCAACAGAAAATTAAAGCAGCTGCTGCATTGTTCAACGATACAGTAATCAACGGTGATTCAGCGGTTGATGCTAATGCTTTTGATGGATTAGAAAAAGCATTAACTGGTTCTTCAACTGAATATAACACTACTACTGCAATTGACCTATCTACTTCAGCATTAGTTGATGCCAATTATATGGAATTTCTTGATATGTTGGATGAATTCTTATCAGGGCTTGATGGAACACCTTCTTTCATTGGTGGAAATACTAAAATGATTGCAAAGTTAAGAGCAGTTGCAAGAAGAGCTGGAATGTATCAAGTTACAAAGAATGATTTTGGACAACAAGTGGAAATGTATGGTAATATTCCTTGGGTTGACCTTGGGGCAAAAGCAGGTTCAAATAATCCTGTAGTTGCTATTGACGGAGATACTGGTGAAACTTCACTATATGCTGCAAGACTTGGTTTAGATGGTTTCCATGCTGTTTCTATGGCTGGTGTTGCACCTGTTCAAGCTTGGTTACCTGATTACAAGACAGCTGGTGCAGTAAAGACTGGTGAAGTTGAAATGGTTGCAGCGGTAGTACTTAAAGCAACAAAGGCAGCTGGTGTATTCAGAAAAATCAAAGTTCAATAAGGAAGGAGAATGAAACATGGCAAGGATATATTCACCTAATGAATCCCATAGTTGCGATTATGGGGTTGATTTCTTTTTCGGTGTTGCCGCTGTTCCTGAAGCCGATACTAGTACCATTGGTTGGTTTCAGAAAAAGGGTTATACTGTTGTTTCGGGTTCAGATACCTTATCCCCTTGGGATATGTTGCCCGTTGAACAGTTAAGAATTTTTGCCCCGTATGCAGGCATTGACCCAACAGGAATGAAGAAATCGGCTTTGGTTGCGGCAATTGAAACGGCGTTGATTACGCTGATGAAAATTGAAATCACAGAGTTTGATGCCATTCCTGATATAGACGGTGGAACTGTTGCCGAACCAAAATTTGCTGATGCGGATGAAGTAAAGGCAGTATTACCTGACTTTGTGACCGCAACTTTTGAAAATGGTTCAAGGGCAACTGTTCCTGTTACAGCTTGGGTTGACACCGACAACTATAATGCGGGAGTTGCAGGAAAATATACTTTTACCGCAACCTTAGGAACTATCCCAACGCCTTTTGCTAATACTGCATTGGTAACAGCAACAGTTGAGGTTGAAGTGAAAGCATCGTAAGAAAGGCGGTGAAAAAGTATGGCAAAAGTGTTTTCACCTAATAAGGATTATACTGGCATTTCTGCTGGTGTTTATTTTTCACAAGGGGTTGGTGAATGTACTGACCCCTATTTACTTGGTTGGTTTAAGTCAAAGGGCTATACGGTTGAAGAAATTGAAAAACTTGACAACAGTGGTGATTTAGACCTTCAAAATATGAGCATTAAACAATTAAAGGCTTATGCTGAGGAAAAGAAAATTAATCTTGGAAAAGCAACCAGTCAAAAGGGAATTTTGGAAAAGATATTGGAAGCTGAACAGGCTGATGGAAAGGAAACTGAATAAAGGATGTGATGATAATGCTGGAAGATGTAACTAAAAGACTGGCTTCCTTTGGTTATGAAGTAACTGAAGCGGATACCTGGGTTCTCGGCTTTATCATTCAGAAAGTAGAAAATTACATCAAAGACAATTGCAACATTAATACCATTCCTGACGAACTTCATGAAATAGCAGTTGATATGGTTGTTGGTGAATTTCTTCTAAATAAAAAATCAAGAGAACAATTGGAAGGGTTTGATTTAGAAGCAGCAATTAAAAGCATTCAGGAAGGTGACACCAGTATTACTTTTGCTGTTGGTGATGGCAACAAAACCCCTGAAGAAAGATTGGATGAATTGATTTTATACCTGATGAATCATGGAAAAGGAAAATTTGCTGCTCACAGGTGTATAAAATGGTGACAGGTCATAAGAAAGCACTTCAAATGTTGTGGAAAGGAACCTGTTCTGTTTTCATCAGGGAAGAAAGATTAAATCCAATCACCAAAAGAACTGAATTTGAAGAAGTTCCAATTTATACAGACCAGCCCTGTAAACTATCTTTTGCAACTGTAAAGCAAACATTGGAAAATCAAAATGTTGCTGAAGTTGTTCAGGTTACAAAACTGTTTATTTCCAATGAAATTGATATTCCAGCAGGTTCTAAAATAAGGGTTACCCAAAATGGAAAAACAGCGGATTATGAAAAGAGTGGTGAACCTGCTGTATATACCAATCATCAAGAAATCACCCTGGAATTATTTAAGAGGTGGGCTTAATGGCAAGAAAATGGGGCGGTTGTGATTTTAGACAGTTGAAAAACCTTCAAGAAAAATTGAATAAACTACAAAGAGATGATTTTCAAGCCTTTTGTGAAGAAGTTGCAAAGGAACTTGCAGCAAGGTTATTAGCAAAGGTAATTAAAAGAACACCGGTTGGACAATATCCTGCTGAAACAGGTAAAACTGGTGGAACATTAAGACGGGGTTGGACTGCTAAAACTGAAGAAGAAGCGATGAAAGGTGCAGTTCCAGGGGCAAAGGCTTATGTTGATTCCTTAAATGTTGCAAAGGTAGGTGATGTGTATCAAATTGAAATTATCAACCCTGTTCATTATGCTTCTTATGTAGAATATGGACATAGAACAAGAAATCATAAGGGTTGGGTTCCAGGAAAGTTTATGTTAACAATTTCAGCAAATGAACTTGAAACACAAGCACCCAAAATATTGGAAAAGAAAATATTGAAATACTTGGGGGAATGTTTTGATGGTAAATGATTTGATTGATGGCATTTCAGTCAAATTGAACCAAGTATTTGGTGATGGGGTAAGAATATATAGCGAATCGATAAAGCAGGGATTGAAAGAACCCTGTTTTTTTATTGCTGTTCTGAATCCAACCCAAAACCCAATGATTGGGGCAAGGTATTTCAGGGAACATCCTTTTGATATACACTACTTTCCTTCTAAAGATGGGGGAAATCAAGAAATTCAGGATGTGGCATCTAAATTATTTGATGCCCTTGAATATATAACCCTATTGGATGGTGATTTGGTTCGTGGAACTGAAATGCACTATGAAAAAGTTGATGATGTTCTTCATTTCTTCGTGAAATATAACATGTTTGTTTATAAGCAGGTTGAAAAAGCAGACCTAATGGATACATTAACTGTCAATAACAATGTAAAGGAGTGATTTAATGTCAGCCAAAAATAAAACAGATAAAACAGATAAGACAACTGAAGCTTTATACACAAAAGAACAATTACTTTCAAGTAAAAAATATCATAATAGAGTGGATTTATTAAATGTTTTACTTGAAGACAATGTGAAATACACTCATAAAGAAGTAGAACAGTTGATTGATAAATTTATGAAAGGAGAGGTGAAGTAATATGGCACTTGGTGGTGGAAACTTCCTAGTTCAAAATAAGATTTTACCAGGCTCATATATCAACTTCGTAAGTGCTTCAAAAGCTACTGCAACCTTATCAGATAGAGGATATGCAACAATACCTTTAATTCTTGATTGGGGTGTAGATGGTGAAGTTTTTACTGTTGAAAATGATGAATTTCAAAAGAAATCCCAAGAAATATTTGGTTATCCATATACCCATGAAAAAATGAAACCATTAAGAGATTTTTTCAAATATGCTAAAACTGGATATTTCTATAGACTTAATAGTGGTGAAAAAGCTTCTAATGCTTTTGCAACTGCTAAATATTCAGGTGTAAGGGGAAATGATTTGAAAATAATTATTTCTGTTAATCCTGATGAAGATGATGCTTTTGATGTTGGAACTGTAATTGATACCTATAAGGTTGATGTTCAAACTGTAAAAACTGCAAAAGAATTAAAAGATAATGCTTATGTTATATTCAAGAAAGATGCTGTACTAACAGAAACTGCAGGTACATCATTAACTGCTGGAACAAATGCTGCATCTGTTACTGGTATAAAATATCAATCATACCTGGATAAAATAGAATCCTATTCATTTAACACAATGGGTTGTCCTACAACTGATAATGTTATAATTGACTTATTTGTCCAGTTCACAAAGAGGATGAGGGATGAAGTTGGTGCTAAATTCCAAACAGTTGTTTATAGGAAAGAAGCTGATTATGAAGGTATTATTTCAGTTGAAAATAAAGTGTTAAATGATGATAATGCTGCATTAGTTTATTGGACAACTGGTGCAGAAGCAGCATGTGCAGTTAATAAATCACTAACTAATAAGGTTTATGATGGAGAATATGAAGTTGATGTTGATTATACTCAAAGAGAACTTGAAAATGGAATACTTACTGGAAAGTTAATGTTCCATAAAGTTGGGGATAAAGTAAGAATTCTTGATGATATAAATACATTTGTATCATTTACAGATGACAAATCAGTTGACTTTTCAAGTAATCAAACAATGAGAGTCCTTGACCAAATCGGTAATGACATTGCAGTTTTATTTAATACAAAATATTTAGGTCAAGTTCCAAATGATAAGGCAGGAAGAATCTCATTGTGGAATGACATTGTGAAACATCATCAACAAATGGAACAAATAAGAGCGATACAAGATTTTAACCCTGATAATGTAACTGTTGAACAAGGTGACCATAAAAAAGCTGTTGTTGTAACTGACTATGTTAATCCAGTGAATGCAATGGCACAGTTGTATATGACTGTTATAGTTCAATAAAATCAAAACGTATGAAAGGAGTTGTATAGTATGGCACAGATAATGCATGCAAAAGATGCTGTCAGTGCTTCTTTAGCTGAATGTTTTGTTACTATTGATGGCAATAGATATAACTTCATGCAAGCAATTAACCTGGAAGCAACCATTGAAAAGCAAAAAACAGAAGTTCCTATTTTGGGTAAAACAGGCAAGGGTAATAAAAGCACTAGCTGGACAGGAACCGGTTCTGCAACCTTCCATTACAATACAAGCATCTTCAGGGAACTTCTTTACCGTTACAAAGAAACTGGTGAAGATATTTACTTTGACATCCAGGTTACCAATGAAGACCCAACATCCAGCGTTGGCAGACAAACGGTAATTTTGAAAGATTGTAATATCGATGGTGGAATTTTAGCCAAGTTTGATGCTGATGCAGAATATTTGGATGAAACATTGGATTTCACCTTTGAGGACTTTGAAATTCCTGAAAAATTTAATTTGCTTCCCGGGATGAATTAATAAAGAAAGGATGATGTTGGATGAGTAATCTTTCAGCATTTTTGGCACAAAATGCCTTGAAAGTTGAGAATGTGAAACATGTTGTTTCAAAAAGATTTGTTGATAAAAAAGGGGAACCTATTCCTTGGGAAATTCGTTGTATTACTTCAACTGAAGATGAAGCTTTAAGAAAATCCTGCACTAAAAGGGTTCCCATTCCTGGTAAAAGAAATCAATATACACAGGAAGTTGACTATAACTTATATCTTGGGAAGTCAGCGGTAGCTTGCACTGTTTTCCCAAACCTTCATGACAAAGAACTTCAGGATAGTTATGGGGTTATGGGTGCAGATACATTGCTTAAAACCATGTTGACACCTGGGGAATATGCTGATTACCTGACCAAGATTCAAGAAATCAATGGTTTTGAAGTAAGCTTTGAGGAAGCGGTTGATGAAGCAAAAAACTCATAAAAGAAGGCGATTTTGAAGCAAATATTGCTTACTATTGCCTTCACAAGTTTAATATGCTTCCTTCTCAATTCTTGGCACTTGATAGACAAGAAAGGGCTTTTATTGTTGCAGCAATAGAAATCAAAGTTGAAGAAGATAAAAAGCGGGAAAAACAGATTAAGAAGTCCACAAGAAAGAAAAGGTAACAGGATGGTTGTTTACAATGACCATCCTGTTATCTATTTGAAAGGTAGGTGAGAACATGGCAACAATCAGAACTGCAATTCAAGTTTATGATGGAATGTCACCAGGGTTGAAAGCCATCACTAATGCACTAAACATTACTATTTCAAGCTTTGAAGCAATGCAAAGTGCTTCCAGTAATGCAATAGATACAAGTAGTATCCAGGCTGCAAGAGAACAATTAAATAAGGCTGAAATTGCCTTTGAAAGGTTATCTGAATCAATGGCTGATGTTGTTCAACCTGATATTTCACTCCCTACAATAGCACCAGTTCAAGAACCAGTTGAAGTTCCTATCACTTGGAAAAGTGACACTTTTGATGTATTCACTAACACTGGAATTGATAGGTTTCAACAGGAAATTCAATCGGCCAATAATATGTTGAACACTTTGAACAGTACACAAGAACAAATTGCAAATCAAGCAAGAAATACTGACCTATTCCCTGATAATATGGTCAATGACTTAAGTGTAATGACTGGAAGAATTCAAAGAATACAAAGTCAAATCCAACAAATTGAAAGTAATCCAATGAACCTTGGAACTGATTTTGCAAACAGTCAGCTTGAACAGTTAAGGATGCAGTTATCACAGGCAGTTGAACAACAGGAAGACTTGAATCAAGCAGTCCAAAGAATGGATGTAGGTGAAGCAAATCAGGCTTATATGAGGTTGACACAGACTGTTGGTGGAATTGAAAGATATATCAGGGATAATGTTGATGCACAAGGTCAATTCAATCAGCAAATAAGGGATGGAACTTCTGCTGCAAGTGGACTTCATAGTAAATTTATGAAGATTGCTGCAACTGTTGGTGCTGTTTTAGGTGTAAAACAAACTATCGGCTTATCGGATGAAATAACCCAAACAACAGCAAGACTTAATATGATAAATGATGGACTTCAAACCACTGAACAACTTCAAAATATGATATTCCAATCTACCCAAAGGTCAAGGGCTTCTTATGCTGATACTGCTGATATTGTTGCAAAGCTTGGATTGAGGGCTGGGGATGCTTTCAATAATTCTAATCAGGAGATGATAGCATTTGCTGAAACTCTCAACAAGATGTTTGTAATAGCTGGTGCTTCACAACAGGAAATGGCTTCTGCAAGCTTACAATTGACACAGGCTTTAGGTTCAGGTGTTCTTCGTGGGGAAGAACTTAATGCAGTATTTGAATCAGCACCTAATATTATTCAAACTATTGCGGATTACTTGAAGGTTCCAATTGGTCAAATTCGTGATATGGCAGCAGAAGGTCAAATTACTGCTGATATTGTAAAAAATGCAGTATTAAGTGCAACAGAAGAAATTAATCAGCAATTTGAAAGTATGCCAATGACCTTTGCCCAAATTTGGACAATGATAAAGAATGAAGCTTTAATGGCTTTTCAACCAGTATTGCAAAGAATGAATGAAATCGGAAATAGTGAACAGTTTAATATTTTAATAAATAATCTTATCAATGGAATAGTC